GTTTGCAGAGCCAGTACCTGCTTTTACTTTTAGTGTATCTGTTTCTAGTCCTAACTCACCTTGTGCTAATGTTGGATTAGCTGATGACCAGTTAGATGCTGTGTCTCTTCGTATTTGAATAATGCTAGCCATGATTATGCACCGCCTCCGTTAAAATTCTGAGCTGTAAGATAAGTTGAATTAGCAAAACCACCGTCTAGCCCTGCACCGGAAGTGCCTGCAATAAACTTTGATGTGCTGTTATCATAAACTAAAGTTTGACCATCTGTTGGAGCAGGTGTTAGATTAACATCACTAAGATCATCAAGAGATACAACAGAAGCAAGAGAAGCTGCTAAAATTCTTGCAGTCAAAGTAGCTGTAGTAGGTAAAGTTGTGTCGTTACTTACAAAAGTTTCTGATGATAAAACAACAGCAGCAGCATCCATATCACTAAAGGCTACACTGGTTAAGTAGCCTGCGGATGCGTGGTTACCCCAGCCAAATGCTGTGTTCCAGTTAGCAATGTTTAAGTTAGAGCCTGTAACAGCACCTGAAAACGTACCTGTAGTTCCAGCAACAGCAGTAAACGTACCAGCCGCTGGTGTTGTTCCACCAATAGTTACGTTGTCTAAGGCACCACCATTAAGATCAATAGTTCCTGCGGTAACAGTCCCTGAAACAGTAACATTAGCAAACGTAGCTGTACCAGTAAACGTAGGTGAACCTAAGTCTGCCTTAGTTGCACTAGCTACTTGAATAGCATTAAATTCTGTGTCAAACTCTGAACCACGAATAACCTTATTGGCGTCACCTGTAGGTAAAGAATCTTTAGCAGTAAAATTTGTGGATTTTACATAGTTAGACATAAGGCTTTCCTATCCGTTGTGTCTTTTAGTTAAACACCCTAATCTAAGATGCTTAAATAAAAGGGGGCCATTGCGACCCCCGGTGTATCTTACGCGTCAACTAGCGAAAGAATAAACCCAGCTTCTGGGCGGTAGGTTTGGATGCCGTACAGAGTATCAGCAGTGTACAGCGTGGAGAGGTACTCCTGCTTGTACTGAGTCTGCGAACGTACAGCCATTTGCTCTGCAAGTACGAGAGCGTCTTTGTGGAAGAACAAGCAACCACGGATGTCCTTAGTTGATGCAGTGTTTTGACCAGCCGCTTCAACAACGGGGCAGTTGCTAGATACATATACGTCTACGCCGTACAAGTTACCAATCAACCCTGACTCGACACCACGTCCACCAACAAAGTCAGAAGACACGTAGCGATCAATACCCATGATAGACTTACGCGCCGCAGGTGGAATCACCAAACAACGGTTGTCCATAGGTACACTAGCATCGTCCATCAACTTGATAGCTTCGCGGAAACCAAGATCAGTAAAGTTATCACCGTCAGTTACAGTGTCAACTGCAAAAGCAGAAAGACCTGTAGCAGCGTTAAAGTAATAGCTGTTACTGTTAACCCAGTTTGCACCAGTGTTAGCAGGAGTAGTAGTACGAGTACCATCGCCAAAGCCAGTAGCAGCATTCATCAGGTCAGTGTCAACCGTAAGAGCCAACTGATAGCCAGCATCTTCAGTGTAGAACTGACGCAGAGAGGACAGAGCCTGTACTTCTACGATATCTTCGATGAAACGTGAGTACTCAAAGTGTCGATCAATAGTGATCTGCAACTCAGTCTCAGTGTTTGCTTGGATAGTGACAGCAGTGTCAGCTACCTTAGCATTTGCTTCACCACGAATGGGCTTAGGTACGTGAATCAAGTCACCCTTCTTTCCTGTCATAGACAAACGCTTGACAAGAGGTGCCATCTTCAAGTTCTTCTGGAAAGCAGCAATAATTTCGTCACTCCAAATTTCTGGAATAAACTTGTCTGCTTTGGCCTTATTGACGATAGAGTTACCGCCAACTGTGCCGGGATAAGTTTGTTCAGCCATTGTATTTCTCCTTTAGGCTACTTGACCCTCCTTTCCGCATAAGCTGCCATTATTTCAGGCTGTAGTGCCATGTAGCGGTCAGGGTCTTCTTTCATAAGTTTAATTAAGTCAGCACGACGATAAACTTTCTTACGAGATCCTTCTGATGTTCCACGAGCGTTGCCTGTGTTAGCAGACTGTACTGCACTCTTACGAGCTACCTTTTCAGCTTGCGCTGTCTGTTGGACTACTTGGTTACGTTCTTTCCAGTTACTAAATAGTTCATCAGCGGCATCGTAATCGTACTGTTGGTCAGCATGTACAAACAAGTTTGTTCTGACTTTAGACCCCTTGATCCACTCAGCAAACTTAGGGTCTTGCAAAATACCTTCCATTTCTGGATGCTTAGATTTAAGCTGTGCAAGAGTAGCCTGTTGTTTGTATTGTTGTGTATAAGCTTCTGCTTCTTTTATCTTAGGGTGGTTGTCTATAGCTCTGTTTACAGCAGTTGTAGGATCAATAAAGAAATCTGTATCATCTTCTTGTTGCTGTTGTTGAGGTGCTGGTTGGTTAACAAGTTGTGTCTGAATGTGGTTATCAACAACTTTACGTAACTCTCCAACTTCCGTACTCTGCTTGCCAGTAAATCTTTCAAGCTCTTGGTGCATCTGCACTAGATCCTCTACTGACTTACCTTGGTACTTTTCTGGAAGTTCAGATTCTGCTTGAGGTTGCTCCTCTGGAGTCTCTACAGTATCTTCTGTGTCGAGTTGATCTGTTGCTTCTAACTCTTCTTCTGGACGCTCATCAATAAGTGTTGCTCTTGACATAATATAAACTTACCCCGCCTTATTAGGTTGTGGAGAAATATAATAGGAGTTGCCCCGGTTAGGATTCCTTACTAGTCTGTCCTGCGTTCTCGTGTTCACGTACCCACTTCATGTGCCTACCGGGAAAGTCCCCAGAGGCACCGTCAAGTATGTGACGAGTAGCAGAAACAATCTTTGTAGCATTAGCACCACAATCGCACCTACTGATTGTAGTATCTTGCTCTACAAATTCTTCAAAAATATGTCCATTAGTACAACGAAACTCAAATACTTTAATCATCGTCTTCAGTCTTATTAGCTTCTTCGTAGTTAGTAGTAACGATGGTTTCCATGTTGATTAAGTGGGCTAATACGTTTAGTTGTCCCTTACGGAAGTACATATCGTTAGCATCTTTAGTTGATTCTATGCTATTAATGTTGTTAGCGTTGTTAGTAAATTCACTCGTAAGTTGCTTCCAACCGTCTGTCATAAAAAGACTAAAGTAATTGTCGTAGTACACTTGTGTTTCTTGATCCACTTGAGGCCTCTCAGGTTTTCTCTAGTTAATAGGATATACCTTAGTATACTCTATATTATACCATAGTTTTACTCAAAAGTCAAGCTATTTTTAATGTTATTTTTACCGCTTCTTGGCTGTCTTAGCTGCTTTTTTGAAGGCAGAGGCCTTTGGTGCACCTCTAGACCCCGGTTTACGCATTTTTTCGCCTGAACCAGCGGCAATACGCTTACGTTTAGCATTAATGTTACTATACAGTCCACGTTTAGCCATTTTAGTACCCTTTAGCCTTTTTTACTTTCTTTCCTGTCTTTTTAGCAGCAGCTTTGGCTTTTGCTTTACCTTTAGCTGTATAAGGGTACTTCTTATTTCCGACCATTGGCATAGCTATCTCCTTACCATTTAGATTTATTTGCCCAGTATGCCGCAGACATTTTGCCTTTGGCTATGTTTTTAGCATGACGAGCCTTAAACGACTTACGCCTTGCCTTTTCTTTAGCAGTGCTAGGATTCTTACCCGCACCACTAACTCCTTGTTGTCCGTAACGTATAGTCTTTACTTTGTCTCCTTCCTTAGCTACAACTACATGAGACTTCTTAGGATGATTAGGAGTCCTCTTTGGTTTGTTGTACCCGCTTACTCCCGCCCTTGCTAACCTTGGATCCTTTTTGCTCATTGAGTTGGCCCTCTAGTTCCTTGACCCGGCTCTCCAGTAAGTCCAATCTGTCTAGGTGGTCGCTGAACGCCTTGTTGATTTGGTCTAGGAACTTGTTGGTTTCTGTTTGTGTCATTAGCACGACTAGGCTCTCCTTTACTAGCTTGGTTGTTAAGAGTTTTTTCTTTAAGTGCAATATTAGCAATCTTTAAACGGCGTTCAAACTCTTTGTCATCTTCGTCACCTTCTCTGAGGTTTTTAGTAATTGCGTCAATCTTATTAATCTCAAGTTCTTGAGGTGCTAACTGAGCGTCAACAGCGTACTTAACAGCCCTAGCTTGAGATTCTTCAGCTTGTCCTTGTAGTGCTGATGTTTGCGCTTGCTGTAACTGTAGTTGTGATTGTTGAACTGCCATAGCCATCTGTTGTTCTTCAGGATTAGGCTGAGATGCTTGCTTCATGGTTGCAATAAGGTCTTCACGGTTACTTAGGTTCATGTTGTCAATGATGCTTTGGATCAACACAGGGTACAGAGGACTGTCTTGCTTCATAGTCTGCAAGAGTTGTACAAGCTGTGTAACCTCGTACTCCCTAGCAATAATGCCTAGAGTAGACGTAGCAATAAACTTGTAGTCAGACACTGGGTAATTCTCAGGATCAAACTGCATGTACCTGTGAGCAGCCTTGGTCACGAAAGGTAACAAGAAAGACTGTTGGAAGTTTATAAGAGTGCGTTTATGACGCTTGATAATAGCACCAAGAGACATACTGATCCCAGCAGCAGTAGCCTCGCCATTAACTTGTCCTGCGATA